GTTGGGCCTTGAGGACCAACATGTCCTTGAATACCTTGTGTACCTTGAACACCAGTGGCACCATCAAGGTTGATTGTCCACTCTGTGTATTCTCCCGAACCAACAGTGTCCTTAACAATTACTGAGAGGTTTGTTCCATCGTATGCAGTTACTGTTGCATGAAGTAGGTTATATGCATCGTGTGCAATTACTACATCTTGACCAACTGAGTAGCTAAGGCCCGCATCATTAAGAGTAAACGTTGGAGTTGATGAATCACCAATTAAGAAGTCTGTATTAGATGTTGTGCTGTAACGGTCTGAATGTCCTTGAACACCTTGCGCACCAGTTTCACCTTGCGCACCAGTGGTGCCTTGAGCACCATCAAAGCCTTGAATACCTTGTGTTCCATCAAAACCTTGGAGCCCTTGTTCACCCTGAATACCTTGAGTACCATCAAAGCCTTGGATACCTTGCGTACCATCAAAGCCTTGAAGACCCTGCTCACCTTGGATACCTTGCGTACCATCAAAGCCTTGAAGACCCTGCTCACCTTGGATACCTTGTGTACCAGTTTCACCCTGAGCACCAGTACTTCCTTGTACACCATGAGGTAAATAAAGGTCCCATTGTGCAGAGTTGCCAACTGGGTCATTTAATCCACCGTTTGCTTTTGCAATATATAGGTTGTCATCAGAACCTTTTACAACAGCAACTCCTGCTGTGTAGCCATTTCCGTATACATAGTCACCTAAATAAACAAAACCAGTTCCTGTTGTACCTTGTGCACCTTCATAACCTTGAAGGCCTTGCTCTCCTTGAGTACCAGTTGCACCTTGAGTACCTGTTGTACCTTGGGCACCAGTTGTTCCTTGAGCACCTGTAGAACCTTGCGCACCTGTAGCACCTTGAGCACCTTGAGCACCTGTGCTTGTATTAATCCAGGTAGTGCCATCATATGTGCGTAGGTAATGAAGTGTTGTATCAAAATAAATTTGACCAGCAACAGGATTAGCTGGTGCTGAAGCTAAATTTTGAACGCGAGCATTTTGCAGCTCAAGTTTATTTAAGTCAATTGGGGTCAGAAACTTACGTGCCATTTATTTTATCTCCTCTAAGATAAATATGCTTTCCCTGAGAAAGCGGATGAAAAAGTGACCGTAAGTGAGTCCAAATTAGTGTAGTTGATTTCGCCTTCGTAAATAGTACCAGCAGAATCTTGAACTGTAAGGTTAGGATAAAAACCTAAATTATGGTTAACAGTCCATGTACTGCTGGAAACACCTTGGGTATGAATATAAGAGACTCTAGCAACTGTAAAGTACTTATTTGTTGCGCCCTCTGCAAGGTCATCTGTAGAGCCAAGAGCAGAGCCAGCAATAGCATCTGATAGTTGTTGAAGCGTAACTCCGCCACCGTTAGTACCTTGAACGCCTTGAGAACCTACTGCGCCTTGAGCTCCTGTAGAGCCTTGGGTACCAGCAGCTCCTTGTGTACCTGTAGCTCCTTGTGCTCCTGTTGTTCCTTGAGCTCCACCCCCAGGTCCAATAAGACCTTGAATACCTTGTACGCCCTGTGCGCCCGTACCCGCAGGTCCTTGTGCACCTGTTGCACCTTGTACGCCCTTAGGACCGCCTTGTCCAACCACAACTACATTAGGGTTAGTATTTTGAATGCCACAAGTATGACGAGTCCCTACACACCTACATCTAGTCAAGGGTCACCTCCTGAGTTGTAAATACCTGTCCACGAAGATATGTATTTTCATAACTAGGGTCAGTTGCATCAGTTGCTTGCAAATCCCAAAATGCTCGTGGTGGCATATATTGAGTATCTTTTGTAGTCAATGAAAGGCGAAGCTTACTAAGGGTCTCCGACACAAACGTTGTCTCAATAGTAAATGTGGCGTATAAAGACGGCGCATTTGGATAAGTGCGAATTTGCGCCTTAAAAGTAAGGCCAGTGATATCAAATGGGAAGTCTACTTCTTCGCTATATGAATCACCTTGATAAAGAACAATATCTTGGACAGCAACATAACTTGGGAAGGGGGTACGCCCCATAAGGTCGTTTTGAATATATACGCGCTCTGGACGACGAGAATCATCAATCTCTTGAGCCATGTATACAGGAATAAGCTTGTTAGTAGTACGAGATACTCTACGAAGCGTGCCCATCTCAATTCGCCAAAGGCCAATATTTAACGCAGCACAGAGTTGATGGTACTGGTCCCAACGCGCTTGAATAGTTTGGGTAAGTTGACGATAGCGCTCAGAACGTGGGATTGAAACTCCATCTGGAGCATTAATATCAATATCAAATGATGCATCAGTTGCAAGTGCCCATAGAGCCTCAATGGTTGCAAGAATAGCGATTGGGTATTCCTCTACTGGAGGAATGAGGTTGATAGTCATTTGGCTACCAAGACCGTTGGTGCGATTGTAAGTATGCTGTTCTACAGCTGTTGTTACAAAAGTACAGATGTCATCATCTGTAAAATAACGAAATACTGTCCCTCTGATGAGGACAGCTGCATTAGCTGGTGGGGTGTGAACAAAGTGCACTACTCCAGCATCGGCTTCTAGTGTGTAGCCAGTTGGGTATGCCACTGGGCTGCCATTTACATAGACCTCTAGGGTGTACAAATCAATTGGGTGAATTGCTAGCGGATAATCTGAAGTAACGGCATCGCCTGTAAAAGTGAGAGAAAATTGCTTTGGCTGGTCACCAAGCTCTAAACGAACTCGGGATGTTAGGTCAGACAAGACTGCCACAAAAACTCCCTACACTACGGTGTTCTAATGATGACGTTAATTGGTAAAAAAATCTCTATAAAACGAAGAAGCGGGCTTTCGCCCGCCGCCCCGCCAATATTTAGCTTAGATTACTCCAGCTAGATAACCTTTTTCTTTAAGGTGTTGAGCAACATGCTGAGTGACCTTGTACTTCTGTCCTGCTTTGAATGTGTAGTTATTTCCTGAGCCTAGAGTCATGTTTTCAATATCCTCTACAACTCGAATAACAACGTCTGCATCATTGCTGAGTACGGTTGGTTCATCCACAATAACGGATTGGCGCTCTGGAACAGTTGCATCAATAACTTCTGTTTCTAACTTAATCTGAGCCTCGGCGGTAGCCATAGACATAGAATTAGCGCGGTCTTGCATTTCTTCGAGGTTAGCTGTAACTAGCGCTTCGCGCTTACGTCCAGTAACGTCGGTTGGTTTTGACTTTGTAGCCATGGGTTTTTCTCCAATGTAGTATCTCGGTTAGATAAGAGTGGGGCCTTTCGGCCCCACCCCTTCAAGCTATTTAATTATTAGTTGGTTTCTGCAATAACAACAGCTTGGTCAGTAATAAGACCAAGACCGAAGATTGAGTACCAAGCAAGTGCGTGCTCACGACCGAAGTCAAGAATACCGCCATCGCGGAGTTCAACTGGGAGTGAGATTGCGTGACCGAATGCGTTATCTCCAATGAAGATAGCTGAATAACGGTCTGCTGCGCCATTACCTGTGTATGTTGCAGGTGTTGTGTAACCTCCACCAGCAGTTACTGTTGGGTTAGCAACAGCTGTATCTGTGGTGTAGTTAGCGCCAGCGCCGCCAGCAACCTTGAGGACCTGAGTTGTTTCGATGAATACGCAGTCGTACAAACGACCGATTTCACCGAGCATGAAGTTACCTGGAGCTGCGTACTTTGTAACTTCGATGAACTCTGGATTGTCACGGAGTTTACGTGATTGGTGAGGGTGAACAAACGCGACGTATGTTTCGCCGAGGCGTGGGATGTTCTTGGTTGAGAGTGTCTCAACTGCGTCCTTGACTGTGTGTGTTGTCAAGTTAAATGCACCTGTCATTGAAGCACGGTTTGTGCCCTTTGTGCCATCTGCATACCAGTTGTTAACTGCTGTAAGTGATGAGCGGTCTTCACCGTAGATTGTTGAAGTCGCTGCGTATAGTGTGTCGCGTGAAAGCTGGTCAAGATAGACAGCCATGTTACGACCAAGAAGACGTGAGGCTGATGCCATTACGTCATCGAATGATGCGTTGAGAAGAAGTTCTGACACAGCAAGAGCATAACCATGCTCTGCAACTGTGATTGAGAACTGCTGTGCTGTCAATGCATTTGTCTGCATACGAACACCTTCGACAAGCGGTGAAGCAAAGCCGAGGTTGTTGTAACGCATGAAGTTGATTTGAAGACCTGGTGCAACACCGAGTTCTGTCTTCTTTACTGCAAACTGTTCAAAACGAAGAATTGGCATGGCCTGGAAAAGAATTTCCTTAGACCAAATCGTTTGAATAGCTTGTGTAAGTTGGGTATTAGTGCCTGAATAGGCTGTTGGTGCGGCTGCTAGTGAGCCTGTACCTGTGATACCTGATGCCATTTAGCTATAACTCCTTGATTGGATTTGGATTGGGGGTTTTATTTATCCGAACAGGCCGCGAGACTTGCCACGAGCGGAATCGCTCATTAGCTTGTCTCTATATTTTGCGTAATCATTCATCGACATAGACGCAATATCTTGCGCTGTAAACTGACGTTGCTCCGAATTAGTTTCCAATGGTCCAGCTGGAGGCAAGGTTGCCCTTGTACCAGTCATTTCTTTACGGGCATTCTGCATTGCAGATTGCGCCGATTCGAGAATTCTTGCTGAACGCTCCTTTAAACTTTCCAAACTTGCATCGACTTCATCTGGAGTATTTCCAGAAACTAAGTCCGCTAGCTCGGGCATGATATTGTCGCGTTCTTGTTCAAAACGATTTTGCTTATAACTTTGAAGCTCAGCATATGTGCGTTCTTGCTCCAGAAGAGCGAAGGCCCGTTCACGCTCATTGCGCTCACGCTCCAACTGCTCCTGCCACTCTTTCTCTTTAACCTTGATAAGTTCCTTGGCGTCCAAGTCTTCTTCAAGTTTAGACTTTTCGTTAGCTGCTTGAACTGCCAACTTATCGGCTTCTTCTGCTGCTTTACGAGCGGCTTTCTCTTCTTTTTCTTTCTTAAGTGCAGCAACTTCACTCTTTAGTGATTCAACTACGGGATAAAGTTTGTCTTTTTCCTGTGACCGAACTCGTGCTAAATCATCCTCAGTATAAAACTTTGGAGTAGAAGTTACATCCTCAGTAACAGTAGGTGCGTCAACACCCGACACGTTTACTACTGGAGCTGTACTTGCTTCGGCTTCAAAAGCCTCCGCCATATTTTCTGCTGTGCTCATAGCTATATCCTTTATGTCCTAGGGGTCGTTTTCCGATGTGAGAGCTCATATGACCAAACGTTGTTTTACGTATTCAATTTTTCTCTAACAGTGCGAAAATTTCAGCGTAAACGCTTACTTTTCATACTCTTCTGGAACTCGTCGCTGTGGCAACATAGTTCCATAAGCTTCAGTTACTAACTTGTTTCGCAAGTCAGCTTCTCCCATATTTGCAGCTTCTAAAGCAGCATCTATAGTAGGAGGTAGTACGGCAGGCATTTCTTCTCCGCCAGATGGGGATGAACCAGGTGCTCCACCAGCAGGTGCTTGACCTACCATTCCAGGAGCAGAGCCTGTAAGTTCCATAATTTCTTGCTCAATCTGTGTTTGGAGCAACTTAAGTGCGCCATCAGCTGTTGCATCATCCATGAGCTCTTGACGGATTTCGTTGAGCTTCTCGGCTGGGAATTCCTCACCAAGAGTACGAAGAGCGCCTTCTTTAGACTCAAGACCAAGTGAAAGAAGAGATTGAATTTCGTTAAGCGCAATAAGTTTGTCAAGTGGCAGTGGTTGTGGGAACTGTACATATGAACGGTATGTAAGTGGGTCTGAAGGGTCGAGACGGTCTACTTGGCCCTTCTTAAGTTTTACATCTGTTGTTGGGTCCCAGATAAATGTTTCTGGTTCTTTTACTGAAAGTGAGAGAAGGATGAGCTCATTAACGCGCTCTAATCCGTGTGCGTACTGAATAATCTTTTGGTGGTAACGGTTCATTAAAGGCTGGAACTGAATAGAGAGTGCCACACCTGATGTGTTAGAAATTGGTTGTGCTTGACCAAGTGCGGTTTCAGGAACGCCAATCATTTCGTGCATTGACTTCTTAAGCATTGCTAGGAAGTCCATAGCGCCCTTAAGACCCTGTGCTCCACCCTCAAGATTTTCTACACGGGCATCTTTAGGAAGACCGCCCCATACTTTATTAGCGCCCTTTTCAAGCTGTGATGCCTTAGCACCAATAATTACTGTTACTGGCGCTGCATGGTAGTTAACAATGTCTGCAATGTCTGTAGCAGTTTCATTATAAGTACGATTAATGTTGATAATATCGTTGCAATCACTAAGACCCCAAGGAGAACCAGAGATGCGCACATTAGGAATGTGAATAACAGGAATTGTGCCAAGCGGATTAGGACGAGAGTCAATAAGTTCATCATTGATATATTCCTCAATCATGTCTTCTGTAAGGATTTCAGTATATGTGAATACTTGACGTGTTCCTTCAAGTGATGTTCCCCAGAAACGATACTTAAGTTTAAAACGAATCAATCGTTCGCGGTCATGGGGGTGAAATTCAGGGAATGCAAAAGAAGAGTTCAGGGGAAGAATACGAACTCGTCCTGGGTGTATACGTCCCGCTGGGTCTGTGTAGGCTTCTTCATAGGCAACTTTAATAAAACAGTCGCCAGATACGCCACCCTGCTGTCCAATTTCCCACAGCACTGTAGCTTTATTGTTATCTACTTCCCATACTCTTTCAAGTAAATCGGGAACAATAGCTTCCGTTTCTTTCGGGGAACGGAAGGAGACCCCTTTACCAAATGTGAAGTTAAGTACAAAGTCTGTAAAAGCGCGAAAATAATTAAGCGCAAGTTGAGATTCGCCAACTTGACGTCGGTAAGAATAATGATGACCCAGATACATAGCCCAGTTAAGGCTATAACGGTTTAGGCGAGGACCGTGTACTTCAAATTCTTCATCAGCAAGCTCTACTAAGCCAAGAGGGGAAATGGAGATTGTTAAGTCGCTTGACGCCGCCCTATAACTAGGAGGTGAAAAGTCAATTGAACTCACTTACTTCCCTCCCAAAACTTGTGGGTAAACCATATCACTAAAGTCGACAAATCTGTAAATCCATTTACCTTATTTTGTAACTTTTTTAGTTACTTTCTTTCTAACATTATGCTCTTTATTGCGTTGCTCTTCTTTTTTATCCATATCTTCTTGCGCATAATCACGAAAACGAGGGTCTACTTCGCGTTTGCTTTTAACAAACTGTCCGCCCATTTGCGCATATTTGGCATGAATCCAGTGAGCTTTTGCAGGAGAGTTTTTAGAAAATCTTGCCCCTGCTTGCGTAGTAACCATGTTATAAAGTTTTGGATTGGCAGGAATTTGGTCTGGCGATTCCTTAACTTCTTTACCTCTAATGAGGGCCATGGTTACTCCTTGCTAAAGCCTTGACACCCCTGCCTCAATTAAGAAACAGGGGTGCAGGACGTTAAATTAGTCTTGTACTACTGATGGGTTAAGACGCTGTTGGTGTGAACCATTACGAATAACTTCTTCGATGCGATTATCACCGTGGTCAGCAAATGCACCATTAGCAAACTCTGTAAGAGTGTCTGGTGCTTCTACCCATGCAGCTGAACCAACGTGAGCACGCTCACGCATTGTCTCTTCAGCTGACTTTTCAAAAACATTTGCATTGCGGTTTGGACGACCTGCTGCTGGGACATAACCCTGCATTGCGCCCTTTGTAAATTCTTGTGGAACGTCAGTATCAGTTGCAATACCCTCTTCAAAACGAAGTGGTCCACGTTGTCCTGGAGTTGCAGGTGACATCTTACGGTCGTAATTAGTACCTGGACGCTCTGGGAACTTAGGTGATGGTGCGATTGTCATATATGACTCCTTATTGAGTAGGGAAAAGGCCTTTTTCCTAATAGATAGTTTCTCGCTTTATCGACATTAAATGTGCCTAAAGCCCAAAATTTTTATCTAAAAAACGGAGAGCTACTTACCTCTACCGAAGGCATTGTTAAATCCATAGTTAAAGAGCAGGCAATTGCCAAACTATCCGCGTAGTCATCATGGGCATGGGCTTCATCAGGCGCATGCGCCAAAAAGTTTGGGCCTTGAAACTTAGTCTCTAGGTCAGACATCTGTTGGTAGAAGCGCTTCCATGTACGCAATCTACGAGTTTTTGCATGAGAAGGCCATCCAACCATACGGCGGTCAATAAGTGCTTTAAGGTGCTTCCAACGTTTAGATTGTTCTGACTGACTACTACCTACAGAATGAACCTCTGCTCTAGGAAGCAAAATTTTAAGGCGTTGTGCTACCGCATCACCCACACCATTAGCGTCTACACCGACAGCAAGAACATCATAGTTAGATAAGAACTGAACAATTTGGAAGTACTGGTCTTCCCAGTCATCTCCCTGTATCTCCATCCAGTTAAGGATTCTATGGTCAAAATAACCAAACTCATCTGGCCTATCCCAATCAACCCACACAATTGTAACTACTGTTGAGTCAATCTTACGGGCTGGGTCAATACCTACTACAACAGGGGAACGGTGCCAAGCCTTAACCACTTCTTGAGAAGTATCCCCTAGCTCATCAAGAATACTTGAAGTAACAAACATACCTCTGTCAAGAAGCCATTTACAACAATACGACATTTGGAACTCATCTGAGTCCTCGCCAATACGCAGCATCTCTTTCTTAATAAACTTTGCGTAGTTAGCGTTGCATTTAGAAACGTCGCGGTAATCCCACTCAAAGTGGTTCTGTTTTCCTCTGGCTGTCTGTCGGCGTTTATTTAATTGGATACTTCGGTAAAAGTTATTCTTATGAGTAGTTGGTGTGCCCGTCTTAACCATAGTTCCTGAATAGTATGCAAGCATAGGGCTAATAGATTTAGATACAACAAAGTCGTCTGCCTCCTGGCACTCGTCAATAACAATAAGATGGAAAGACTTAGACTCAATTTTTGCTCTTGGGTTAGCAGTCATCATCATGAGTGATGAGCCTGAGTTTTTAAGCTTAATCTGGCGCGTAACACCAGCGACTTTACCTAAAGAGTCATCAATCTCTGGGTCGCCCAAAATCTCTAAAGCACGCTCTGATGTAAGGCGGTTTACTGTACGACCAAAAAGGGTTTCAACCTGACCTTCAACTGGAGCAAACATGCCAATCCAAATTCCATCTTTAAACTTACCAAGAAGGTCTGGATACATTTTTGCTAAGCGTGGGAGTAGAACCATGAGCGTAGCTACAGTGTTGGCAATAGTTTCGGACTTACCTGACTGACGAGCAGCAAGAGCGGTTACCTCTTCACCGTCGTTAATAAGCACAGATTCAATAATGCGTTTAGCCAAAGGAAGTTGGTACGGGTGAAGTTGGTGTCCTACAAGAGCGTCCATAAACTCTAGGCAACGTTCAATGAGCTTATTAACAAAAGCTTTAGAAAGCTCGTCTAATTCTTCTTCTTCATCGGCGAGGATGCTTTCTTCAATTTCATCAAGCTCTTCGTCTTCATCAAAAAATTCTGTCTTGCTCATAGGAACCTTAGTCTAATAGAAAGCGGAAAGCCTGGGCATGTAACCCAGGCTGACCGATGCCACACGGGGAGAAGGAAGAGGCAAGCGCTATCATACACCAATTGTCGATAAATCTGTAAATCGTTTATAAGCGTGTCGTGCGACGTACTAGCTGGTCTACAGCGGCATGAAGAGCCTCTGCACCTAACAATGCTTCTTGAAGAGCATAATCACTATCGCGGTTTTTTGCATAGGCGCTCATACAACGACCAATTTCATAGGTAGCCTGTTCAATCCACATCTCTAACTCTGCTGTGGGAATCTTGCTAACGCGCTTGGATACTTTTTCTGAAAAGGGTTTTACCCAAATCTCTTTCTTAGTAAAAAACATCACCATTCCCTCACTTCTTTGGCTGGCAATTCCATATCGCGTAAGCCAATAGCAGCAGCAAGCATAGCGTCTGCCTCGTCCTCATACACATCCGCAGCTTTATGCCACATGCCCAACACAAACCCAGGGTGGGTAAATGGGAGTCTAAATACCAAACATATCTTGCTTTTACGATATGGGTAGTTAGTTTCTTGAGTCCAGCCTTTTTCCGCAATCGGCAGTAATCTACGATGGTAGTACTGGATTACATCTACGTATAGTGGTCCGATGGATTTCATTAGGAGTTAAATAATACCCTAACTTCAGGAGTCATCTGGTTGGGGTCAAAAGGATACCAAGGCATGTTATCAATTCCAGAAGCCGCTAAATACTTACCAGTAGAATCGCTGGCCTTAAGGTCATTCCAAAATTCAACAGGGATATCATCATATCCAATCCATGAACCGTCTCTAAACTTAATTACTAAAGTTTGGGATTCACGGCTGTAAGCAAGCTTGCGTGCACGAGGACGTTCTGGATTTGTAGTAGGTGCGGGCATAACTCGATAGTTGACCACTTCAAAATCATCAAAAACTTTTTCCTGTGAGCGCAGGGCTATATTTAGCTTTTCATTTTTTACGTCGGATGTACGACTGTAGAACGTTTCTTGCCGTGGTCTTTTAGGCATTATTCCTCGCAAACGTGGCTGTCTGTCTCATTCTCCATAACGCGAGCGAAACAGGATGCACACCGTAGAATTTTAGGGGCACGATAATTATTCTGTGCTGTGGCTCCTGGTTCAAAACCAGCGCCGTCCTCAGCAAATGATGGGTCATAATCAGAGACAATCTCAGATTCCCTAAATAGTTCTCTTGGGAACGGTCCTTGTGGGTTTTGAACTTTGTCTGGAACTGGATGAACCTGCACCGCTTGGTAGCGGGTAACTTTCATTCTGGACTCTTAGCGGTCTTCTTCTTTGTTGTTTTTGTTTCCGTCTCTTCAACAGAGGGCTCAACAAGAGGGAAGTGACCAGCGGCTGCTCTCTTCTGTAACCATGTAGGAAGGCAAGAGGCGCAATAATTTACAGGGTTAACTCCAGGGTCAGCACTTGTGTAATCTGCTGCCTTATCGCAATTGTCGCACTTAACCATATTGACTCCTTAGTAGGGTTCAATAATACCTCATGAAATGCCAAAGGCGGGTGCGTTAATACACCCGCCTTCAACGTGATTATTACTTAGATGCGCCGATTCCGTAAGACTTGTCCTTTGGATTAAGCGCCTTAGCAAGAGGTCCAACTAGACCTGCAACAAAAGCGTTTAGAAGAGTCTTAGGGTCGGTGATTCCGCTCATATACAGAGCAACAACAGATGCTGCAGATGCTCGTAGGTATGTAGCGCCAGCAGCTTTGAGTGTATTCAAATCCATAGCTTCCTTCTTTCTTGCGGAATTTCCGCACTACTAATGTAGCAGGTTATTCGCCTTCTTCAACGTGTTGTTCAAAACGACCCTCCAGCTTTGCTACCTTCTCCCCGATGGCAATCTGGTCAGTTCTTAAATCTTTAAGCATAGGGATAACTTCTTTATTAATTTTATCGTGAATAGATGAACCGCCATTAGGCTTTAGTTCAGATAGATACTTTTGTACTAACCATTTGACACCAGCTGCGCATGCAATAAGAATACCAATTTCAGCTGATGTTACGCCAATCCAGGCGTCAATGCTCATAGGATTACCATTTCTCTCTATATTAAACTGAGTAGAAGAATGGTTGTCCGTATTAAATCACACTATGTAAGTATCTATTTATACATTATACGCGGCGTGTTTGTACGCGTAAAAAGATTAATTTAAGTTGAACTTGACATGGTGTGTAACTCTTTGGTTTGCTAGTACATGACAGAAGCCACTTTCGGGTGGCTTTCGCCAACTGAGAGGAGCAATTAAATGCTCAATATCAGAATTAATCTAACGATTAATCTAAAGAAGACGTGGGCAGGATTTTTGATTTTGGTACTGACACTATCAAACACAATTACTCCAGCCTATGCATTGACTGCAGTTCCGCAAGGTCCTAATGAGAAGCCAATCACGGTATCTCTTACATACCTTAAGGTAACCACTACAGTCTCTCAAGCCAAGAAATCCTTGGCAAGCTCAGAGGTCAAGTACTTTGACTCTGAGGCGCTTGCGTTCCTTACTATGTACTCACAAGGTGAGAGCATTAAGTCTTGGAAGTGTTTGCGAAAGTTGTGGCAATCAGAGAGCCACTTTAATCCCAAGGCAAAAAACATGAGTTCTGGTGCTTACGGTATTGCACAGTTCTTGCCGTCTACTTGGGGAAATTATAAAGTTGAAAAAACGGCTGAAGCGCGTCTTCAGATTAAATACGGACTACGCTACATACAAAAACGATACGGGAGCACAGATGACTTATCAGGTACCTGCAACGCTTGGAACTTCCATCAAAAGCGTGGGTGGTATTAGGGCGCCATATTTTGACGGCACGCAACCGTGTGCTCAAACGGACCCCGACCTTTTCTTCCCAGAAACTGCTGCGGAAGCCAATGGTTCAAAAAAGTTCATACGAATGATTTGTGATAGTTGTAGTTTTAAAGTTGAGTGTTTGGAATATTCACTTACAAATGACGTTCATGGTGCTTGGGGTGGTTACCTTGAGACCGAACGTAGGCACATGAAACAAAATCGAAAACTTACGGCATAAAGTAAAAAGCCCCCTCTTGCGAGGGGGCTTTTTCTATTGAGAAGCTTATGAAGCTGCTGCCCAAGGTGTAATTGTGATTGCTGTACCTGCTGCAATTGAAGATGCGTTTGCAGCAATTGATTGTGTTCTGATTGTTCCTGGAACACCGATTACTGAGCCAGTTCCTGTAGACAATGCAGTTGTTGCATTTGAAACAAAGTATACGTAGTTACTGCTTGCAACGTCAGAAACTGTCCAAGTTCCATCTACTGTTCCTGTTGAAGCAACAGTAATCTTTGTACCCACTGGATACGCAGCAACGCCACCTGTGATAGTTAAGCGGACTACGTTAGTGTCTACGGTACGGTCAATATCAGTAATGCTCTTAGCCGCGTTTGTAGCTGTTGCAGCTGTTGTGACGATGAGTTCAGCATCATTTAGAGCATCTTGAGCAGAAGCTGTTGCAAAGCCAAGTACGCTTGGTACCTTTACGTAGTCAACGCCAGCAATATAAGCACCATCATTTGCAGTAAGTTCATCTGTATAACGAGCCTTACCTGAGATGTTGATGTAGCTTCCAGTTCCTGATGCAGTTACTGTAAATGTGTAACGGTTTGCTGAAGCAACAGTAAGGTTGGTTCCATCAAGACCTGTACCAGTGATGTTTACTGTGTCGCCAGCCTTAAGGAAGTTATTTGGAGCTGTGTATGTCTGTGTAGTACCGTCACCAGAAGCCTGTGTGATGGTGTAAACAGCTGAGTGTGTGTTTGCAAACGCTGGGTATGAAGCCCAACCAGATTCTGCACGAACATGGTTATCTGAAGGGACGTTAAAAGTAAGTCCGTTTGCAAATGTTGTTGAGATAGCTCCGTAAGCAAGGTTACCGCTAGCTACTTGAGTAGTCGCAGACCATTGACGGTCGTAATCTGAACCACCGATATTTGTAACAGAACCGCGACGCTCGTCGTTTGGTTGTAGTGGATTCATTCCACCCCATACAAAATCTACTGCAAGATTTCCAGCTGAGTCTGTTGCGTGACCGTCGTTATTTGTTACTCCTGCTTGAGCTGCAATAGCTTCGGAGTAAGCTCCTGTGCCCTGGGGTGAACCCTGAGCAGCGGGTGAACTGTAGTTTGTCATTAAATTAATACCTATTCTCTAGAGTGTGGTTAGCAGTCCCATGCGCGTAGGGACTTGTTAATTCTACTATTTGGGTCATTAGCTGTCTTACTAGACGTGTTAGCCCTTTTCATACCCGTCATTCTTGCGCAAAAAGATTTATGACGGTCATTGTCATGATTTTTACTAGGAGCTTTTAAATTACTTCCTGGATGTGCTCTTTCGTAAGATTTACGGCCCTTTTCATTAAGACCGCCTTTTTGGTTCTTTCCCTCTTTACGTTGCCATGCTTCTGACTTAGCCATTTGATTCTCCATTCGCACCACGGCCTGGGTTCATATAAACACCTACTTTAGCTTTTTCCTGGTCTCTTAAGAAAAATTTCCTAAGGCCAAATCTAGAATCATTGACTGTAACAGGGCGGTCAATACTGATTTTAAATTCTTTTGAACGTTTCATGCTTTCCAACGGTTCCACTGGAGAGCTTGAGTCTTTACCCCAGTCACAGAACCATTAGCTCTTGTTAGGGCATCACGAAATTCTCGGTCACTCATACGAGTGCGATTAATATTCATCTGAGTCATGGACTCTGTGTACAAGTCCTCTTTAGGCTCAAGATTTTTTCTTTTAGACATTATCCAAGTTGACTGGCGGCTGTTGTGTATTAAATTGCTGACCAACTCCAGGGTCTTTAGGGTTTGCCTTAAAAGAAGCACCTCCACCAGGAAAACTAAAAGAACTGGCTGTATGTCCTTCTGGTGTATTAGAATTAATTAAGTTCATAGCGTGCTCACGGTCTGCAAGCCCCTGTTTATGTGATTGACGTCCTTGAGATAACTTTTGTCTATGGGCTTTATCTGTTGCAGATTGTCCAAGAACATGCTTCATTACATCACGTTGAACATTTTGAGTGTGCTCTTGATTAGATAGCGCTGACCTATCTTGGGCTGTAAGTCCGCCCTTGTTACTCAAAGCATTTCTTCCCACCATTACGGCAGCAATTTGACGAGAAATATTGCGAATTCCACCAGTACCTGATGGTGCGCTTGAAAACGGGTTATTAGCCATACCTAATGGTCTCCTAAAAGGAATTAATTTTCTGTATAAGCAAGGTGTTTTTGTTCGCATCCCCTTGCTAAGTCAGGGACTACAAAACGTTTATCGCATAAAGCGCATGTATAAAGGGCTAGACGCTCTTTATCGTTAATGTTCAGCCCACCACATTCCAAGAGCGGTAATAGTAACCAAGGTTACGAGGAATACGCCTTGGAATGTGATGTGAGTTAAAAAGTACATTAAAGGAACTTAATCAATTCTGCCCATGTCTTAGGGCCAATAATTCCGTTAGAATCCACTACATCGTGGTTATCTTGAAACGAAATAACTGCTTTCTTTGTAGCTGGGCCGTAATCGCCATCTGCCATAAGACCAAGAGCTTTCTGAACAATTTTTACTGATTCTCCTTGAGCGCCTGGACGAATCTGTCCTGGGAACGCTGGGGCTTCCTGTGCTGGAATTTCTGCCTGCACTTCATTACCTACATAATTAGGGCGACCCCAGCCTACGATTGAGACCATAACCTTCTTCTTGTTAGTCTTGTAAGCGCGGTCCTTCATAACAACTTCTCCGCCATTGCGCTGTGACCCTTTAGCGCTGCTAGCTGAGTTTCCGTCAATTGAGACTACGGTTCCATCGCCATTATCTTTAACGCAAAGACTTACGTGTGAAATTCTATCGACACCATCTCCTGGGAAATCATGATATAGAAAATCACCTGGCTGCGGTGCTTGACCACAATCAGCTTCAAACCAGGTACCCATCTTCTTAAATGCTGCAGCACCTGAAACTGTAGAGACAGTGTTAGGTACTTTTACACCAGCTTGATTAGCACACCACATAACAAATGAGCCGCACCAAGGGTTAAAATTAACCTTTGTAAAAGCGCCATATTTTGTTTCGTTATCTTTAGGACCTTCGATAGTCCCTACTTCTTTCTTAGCAACTTCAATGATTGCGGCTGCTGTTCCTTTGTCTGCCATGTATTACTCCTTAATTATAGTCTGGGTGGTCTTCTTTAGCTTTTGTTGGTGCAATTGTAATAGCTGCGCCTGATTGATTTGCCTCAACCTGTAGGTCGGCAGCTGTCTTAGAGTTAACATCAACTGCAGCAAATGCGGAATTAATTTCGTCTAATGACAATTTGCCGTCATTCATAAAGCCACGTGCTAGCTTCTCTACGACTGCGGCAACTGCTGTAAGACCAGCAACTGTTACTGCCTTTAATACTGAGATTCCTGCAATAGAGCCTGCACCGATTACTCCAAGACCGCTAGCAGCAAAAACAGCAACGATACGAAGCAAAATATTTCCTGTTGTTTTAAACATTATTCATCCTTTGGATTTCGAATTGGATATGTGATGGCCCATGCAATTAGTGTTCCAATAATTGCGTACCCCACAATTGTTTTAGCAGAACCATCAAGAACTACCCAAGCAATAAACATGCCTAGCAAAGTCCATAGTTGGTCAACCATGTCTGTGAATATTCTTTTCACGGCTTACGTCTCCTTACTCCCTTTGAATCACCAGAAGCGCCTCCGCCCCCAGAATTTCCCCCACCACTACCGCCAGAATGACTTCCACCCGATGTGGTTCCTCCAGCAGCTGCTGCAGCACCTACTGCATTGATTGCAGCATTACCTGCAATAACGGCAGCAACTACCATCTTCTGTGCTTCTTCTCGTTCTTGTGGGGACATATCAGCACCAATACTTCCAAGTGCTTGTAGTGCCTGCCCTGGGTCGCTAAAAATTGCGCCAACTAATTCAGAGGGGTTCTCTAGTAAAACTAGAGCCGCAGCTACGTCTGCAGTAATTATAACTTCGTTACCGTTCTCATCCTGCCTAACCTCGACAGGGGTTGATGGGGGAAGGTCTTGGTAAGCAATACCAGCATCTTGAATCTGCTCTTTTGTAAGGGTTTCTCCTGGCGCTACTGATTGAATCAATGCCTCAGCTACAAGTTCCTTTTCAGCGTTAGTCAATTTGCCATCTGCTGCTAAGGCGTCGGACAAAGAGTTAACTTCTTCTTTGCTTACTTTTCCGTCAGCATTTAGGGCATCAAGGATATTGTCACCGTCAGCAGCTGAAAGTTTGCCATCAGCTAGCAAATCATCTACAACTGCTGTAACTTCTTCTGCTACGCTTGGCGCATCTACAGGAGGTTCAGGTGAAGGATTTAATTCAGGCTCTGGAGCAGGCTCAGGAGCAGGTTCTGGCGCTGGCTCAGGAGCAGGTACGGGTTCTGGGATTGGCTGCGGCTCTGGTTGAGGCTCAGGCTCTACAACAGGCGCAGGGTCAGGAGTAGGCTGTGGGTCCAGAGATGGCTCAGGAGACGGCTCAGGCTCTGGAGCAGGCTGCTCAACGGGCGCTGGCAAAGGCTCAGGCTCGGCAACGGGAGGCGCAGGAGGAACATATGCAGCAGCAGCCGCAGCAGCCTGTTGAGCCGCTAACTGAGCAGCAGCTTCAGCATCTTTCTGAGCTTGCAAACGAATCTGCTCGGCAGTATAAAGAGTCGCAGCAATGGAAACTGTTGTAGTTGCTGTCTCTAAAGCGGCCTTAACTTCATTAGCTTTTGCAATTGCAACATCTGCTAATTGATTAGCCGTATTTAAAGCCGCATTAGCAGCACTGGCAGCGTCTCCCGCTGCAGTAACAGCAACTGTTAGATTTCCTTGAGCTGTTACAAGATTTTCTTTTGCTGTAAACAAATCAACTTGTGCTTGGTCATAAGCAGCTTGTGCCTGAGCAATTATTGCTGTTCCATAATTTGCAGCATGCATAGCAGTTTGCCATGCTTCATAAGTAGCATTTCTATCTACTACCTTTGCATCGTATGCAGCTTGTGCATCTGCGGCAATTTGAGCTTTTATTGGTACGGCTGCTTGTGCAGCTGTAAGGGTTTGATTGGCATTAGCAAGAGATGTTTTTGCGGTTGTTAATTCTTGTTTAACAGTTGTAACAGCAGTGTCTGCAGAAATAAAATTTGCAACTAAAATTGGGTCTTTAGTAACTACTGTTGCAGCAAAAGCACTAGCACCAGGAGTTGTAAAATAGCCAGTACCGTCCGCTCTCCAAATAGCCCAACCAAGTGTGCAAGTTGCTCCGCCACCGTTTTCGTAATACCAAATAACAAAGTCTTGTTGTTTATCAGTAGTAGTGCTGTAGGTAGGTGAGTATGGACTCCAAGTAGTTCCTTGGTCTCTCCAGTTACTGATAGCAAGTTGTCCATCAATATACATAAGTGAACCATCATCAGATGAGACTGCATATTTAACTGCAACTGCTTCTTCAGGTACTGTGATGGTTCCTTCAAATTTAACAATCACACGGTCACCTGGACCACCCATTACAGAGCCGTTGCCCCAATTAAATGCAATCTGTGGGACTGTAGTTGTAAGTATGGGTGTGGTGCTATCAGTAGGAAGCGCTGGGTTGCGACCTGAGCCGTAGTAGACGGTGGCTTTAACTCCATTGGTCGTAGTTGTTACAGAAGAAGCATCCGCAGCGGCTTGGGCTTGAGTAGCAGTGTCTAAAGCAGCTGTAAGTGCTGTTTCTTTAATCTCCACAGTTGTAACGGCTGCATCTACGGTTGTTTGAGCAACAATAGCTGCGGTTACTGCTGCATCTGCTGCTGCCTGTGTAGGAGCAATTTGGTCATGTAGAGGACCTAATTCAGCGTTCTTGATATAAAAGCCAACACACGCAGAGCCTGGTATGCAACTAGCTGCTGCATCTAAAGCAGGCTGTGCTTCCTGTGCTGTGGTAATTGTTACTTGAGCGGTGGTAACGGCTTGCGTGGCTACAGCAACTATTGCAGTTTTATCTACAACTACAGCTGTGGCTTCAGCAACTGTGTCTGTTGCAGCGTTTGAAACTGCAACTAAAGCGGTTGCTGTCTCTGTAGCAGCCACGGCTACTTGTAGAGCTGTGTGGGCCTCTTCTAACTTTGCGGTAGCTGTGTCAACGGCTTGAGTTACTTCTGGGGTAGCCGTTACAGCTTGAGCTATAGTTTGTGTTGGTAAAATTGCGGCAACTGCAGCTTCAGCATTGTTAAGAGCATTTTCAACTGTTACAGTTGCGGTATTGAGTTTTTCCTGAATGGAGGCAATAGTTGTCTGAAGAAGTGAAGGAGAATCCGCAGGAGGATTGGTTACAACGAGAATCTCGTCTTGCGATGGAGAGGTCGTTACTGTTGCTCCATCAGAAGGATTCGGAATAGGAGAACTACCCTGCTGTTCAACAACAGGGTCTTCTGCGTATGCGTTTTGTTGCCCTAATAAATAAACAGCTGATGTAACAAATAGTGCAGCGAGTAAACGCTGTGCTTTTATATCAGTCTCTCTCCCGTGAGCTTAAGACTATTATACTAAATCAAGCATGCCTTCAGGGTCGTATACCTTTAGTGACTTGGCTGTAAGCGAGTTTTTATATTCACGTGCGTGATGACCACAGAACATTAGTTCACCATTAAGAAGTGTAGCTACAACTTTAGCTGCTGCTTGGCAAGCATCACAACGGTCGTTAAGGGTTAGCTCACGTTCCTCTACAGTTGTTGTCATTTATCGGCGCTTTTTTTCTTTTGCTTCTGTGCGCTTACGTTCTGAGTTAGCATCTTTAATGCGTGCCATAGCAGAGCCGCTTACAGGCCCTTTAAGAGATTCAGGTCGGTCTTCCATTTCACCAACAGTCATCTTAAGATTAACTGCGTCTTTGGCACCTTGAACCCCACTTGCAATATCTTTATCAAGTTGTTGTGCGGGAGTATTTTTACGAGAAGCTTCCATCTCGCCAATACGTTGTTGAAGGGCAGCGTTACGCAACCCTGTGTGGCGACCATCAGCGTCTAGCTGTCCTTGACCTTTAATATAAGTTGGCATGTTTTCTCCTTAGTGTGTTAAATCGTAACCCGAGTTGGTGTCAGTCCAAGAAGCTGATTGACCAGTTCCTCCAGCACCATAACCTGAGTCGGGGTTTTTACGGTCAGGTGCTCCACCAGCTACGTACTCTGGCTTGCTGTATTGCTTAGGAGCATTACGAACATCATATGCACCAGCTGTGCGAGAGTTCACTCCGCCAGAAAAACTGCCTGGTTTCCAATTATCGGCCTTAGACTTTCCAAATTGAAATATTTTAGGAAGCATTATTTCTCGTTCTCCTTTTTACCTGCACGACGTTTGTTTTCCTTAGCGGTGTTCTTACTTCTAGAAATTGCTCGAAGATTACCTTTAGAGTCATTATTGTGGTTATTGTCTTTATGGTCCACAGTAATGTCTTTAGACTTAATCTTTCCGTTCTTCGACTCGTAATCCGCACGGGCTTTGTTCTTCGATGTTGTAACCCATTTACCGTCTACTTTTTTCTTGTAGACGTAGATAGGGCGACCTCCATTCGCTTCGGACCCTTTGTAGGGACCAAACTTTTTAATCTCAGCCATTATTTTTTCTTCTTCTTTGCGGCAGCCATGTTGTCAATAAGGTTTGGGTAAGGACGACCAGCAGCTTTAGCTCTTGCTTTAGCAGCAGACTTCTTAGCTGGTGAGAGCTTCTTATCTTTACCTGTAGGGTCAGGAGTTTCCCAAACTTTTTTAGCCATTTTTCTTATGCCAATCTCTCGTTGCCTTTACGCCTTGCTTGATAGTTTTAGCGCCAGCTTTTTTGGTTAAGTTAATTTTATCGTACTTTCCTTTATTTCCAGCATGGTCAACAATAACTTCGCCCTTTTTATTTTTCTTAATAGTATGGCCTTCGCCAGCTACTTTAATTGTCTTGCTAGTTGTTTTTTTCATTAATGGGTTCCTACCTGTTGTATGTTCTCATCTGACGGTTCAGTATATCCTGTGCTTGTTCAGAGACTTCATACTGCTGATAGGAAGGTTTAGGGCCACTATATTGGCCTGGGTTAGATTTACGAAACTCGCCGTTAAGAGATGTTGTAGTCAACCCAGCACGCTCAGCTTTAGTTTTTCCTAGGGCGCGGTCTCTCATTTATTACCTTTTTTTTCACGGTATAGTTTCATAAGCGCGGATGGGTGATGTGCAATTGAATCATTAAGTGGCGCTTCAAGTGCATCTTCTTTAGCTTTTTTAGCGGCAGAAAAATCAATTACCCTTGCTGGGTCTTTTGCCTTATCTTCTGCGCTCATAGGTATATTCTCTCGCAGACCCTAGTCTTTTTTATCGTCAACGTTATGTAGATAATAGATAACAGCGTCATCAATAAGCTTATTAATGGTCTTATAGGTTTTTGGGTGTTTTAATGAGAAGTGAGCTTGCCATTCAGCGGCATCAGTAAAGCGAAGGGCGCAGCCGTTATTAATGTCTTGGTAGATAACCTTGGATATAAGCCCAAGGCCCCCAGACTCACCCTCTTGCTCTAAAACCCAGTTGAGGAAATGCACCGCATAAATATAGCGGCTAAGCCTTCCCGTTAATCTCTAAATCAATAACAGCATCTACTTGGTGGTCAATTGTCTTGATAACGGGAAAGATGTCCGAAACGAGGCTTGTCATTCTTTCTTGGCACATTCTTTACATCCTCTTTAATCTGCGCAATTTCTTGCAAGAGAACACCGACCGCAAGCTCTAAAGATTCTATGCGATTCTCAGCCTCTTCAAGTGTCATAGGCCCCATTCAACCTTTAACTTATCCATAAGTTCTTGCGCCCCAACCATTTCTTTCTCAACAACTTCAATTTCTTCAGGGCTCATCTTTTCCTTATTAGCTAGGTAGATTTGCACACCAGCATCAAAGTTAGATTTAAAGACAGACATCTGTACATGTCGGCGCTCTTTAATAAATTCTGCCGCCTCTGCAATATTTTGTTCTTTCTTCTCTTGTCTTTTACTCATGCGGTAAGAATAACATACGCTCCCAGGCATAGATTCGAACTATGCTCCCCCCGCTAGACTCGAACTAACACTACCAGAACCAAAATCTGGGGTTCTACCAATTAAACTAAGGGGGATTGTCTACCTAGATAGGTAGTTTAATGCACGCTGAATTGTAGCAGGGTCTTCTCCTAATTGACCGATTCCTTTGTTGCACATCGTACAGAGCAGACCCCGTACACATTTTCCGCAAGAATAAGGACCACTACAGCAAGAGTGGTCATGGTCAATAGTAATATGTTTTGCGCTATCCCAAGGCATATCACAAAGACATACTGGGCACTTATTATCTTGTTTTTTAAGTAGTTCTTTAAAAATCTCTAAAGTAATTCCGTGCCGTTGACATGTCCTTTTACGATGATAATCCCCATTTTCTTTATTTTTAATTTTTTCAACGTTTTCTTTGTTCCACTTAGTAGCCCTACTCTTATCGCAAGCTTTGCAGTGGTACCTATAACCGTGAGGGTTAGATTTGCTTTTATAAAAGTCTTCTTGTTGTTTTTCTTCTTTGCAGTAAGAACATACTTTCATAACTATAAGACTACCATAAATAGTCTAAATAACCCTTTAGACTACGTTGGACGACCTGGGATTAGCTGGCTCACCTGGACTCGAACCAGGAACCTGTCGATTAACAGTCGACTGCTCTGCCATTGAGCTATGAACCAAAAAAGAGCAGTTTTACCTCGTGCTCAGGAGGAGATAAGGTAGCGATACTTTATCAGGTATCAGTGTATCACTACTTAATTTTAATTGTTTTTGGCAGTAATTCTTCAGGAACAATTCTTTCTAATGAAATAGTAAGAATTCCGTCGGACATTTCTGCTCCCGTTACCTCTACATATTCTGCAAGTGGGAACGCTTGTGTAAAATTGCGGTTTGCGATTCCCTTATGGAAATACGCATCCACGCTCTCTTCTTCTTTTTCGCCCTTTACAACAAGGCAATTGTTTTCAAAAGTGATTGTGATATCACTCTTCTTAAATCCCGCCGCAGCAAATCGAATCTCATACTTATCTTGCTCAGTAGAGAGGATGTCATACGGTGGGTACTTAGGTGCAGTTGAGGCGTTAAAAATCTCTTCAAAGAATCTGAATTGGTTTTGAAAGCCTACCCCTCGTTGATTGAGGGTATCCAAGAGTGTGACTGGATGTGAATAGTTTAATGACATGGCTGAAGCCATAATTATCTCCTTAGACGATAACTAGATAAAAGATACCCGTTCGGCGTATCTGATATAAATGTAGCACAATCAGCATTCCGACGGG